CCTTCTTGGGCTTAATATAGGTTTTACGAATCTCTAGCGGCAAGATGACCTTCGTCTGCTAGAACTCGTTTGGGTAGCACGAGTGCCGTAAAGCTACCCTTTCTTTATCTAGCAATGAGGGAACTATGATACTTAGACCATACCAACAAATAGCAGTCGATGACGCATCAACAGCTTTAAACAAACATAAAAACACTATTGTTGTTGCCCCAACAGGAGCGGGTAAAACTATTATGTTGTCTGCCTTAATAGGCAAACGATATAAAAAGAACAACAAAGTATTAGTTATTCAACATAGAGACGAACTTGTCAGACAGAATGCAGATAAGTTTTCTCGTGTGAATCCAAACATATCCACAAGTATAGTTGACGGATCAGAAAAGGATTGGTCTGGACAATCTATATTTAGTATGGTGCAGACGCTTTCAAGACCGAACAATTTAGATAATATGTGTAAATTTGACATGGTTGTGATTGATGAGAGCCATCATGCCATAGCCGAAACCTATCAAAGAATTATTAACAGGGTCAAAGAAGCGAACAATTCTGTAGAGATAGTTGGTTTTACAGCGACTCCTAATCGTGGAGATAAAAAAGGTTTAAAGACTGTATTCAATAATTGTTCGCATCAAATAGAAATAGGAACACTAATCCGTGAAGGATTTCTTGTACCACCAAAGACATTTGTTATTGATGTAGGTGTTACAGAAGACTTGCAAAATGTTCGTAAAAGCATATCTGACTTTGATATGGGCGAAGTTGAAAGGATTATGAACAAGCGAGCCATCAATGAAAAAGTTATAGATGAATGGAAAGACAAGGCTGGCGATAGAAAAACAGTTGTGTTTTGTTCTACAGTTGTCCATGCACAAGACGTTTGTGACGAGTATCGTAGATCAAATGTAAGAGCTGAACTTGTTACAGGAGAAACTCCGAGTGATGAAAGACAGAAAATACTACATGATTTAGAGCATGGTGATGTTCAAGTTGTGGTTAATGTGGCTGTTCTTACAGAAGGTTTTGATGCTCCACCTGTCAGTTGTATTGTTCTAACAAGACCATGTTCATACAAATCCACAATGGTTCAGATGATTGGTCGTGGCTTACGAACAATAGACCCAGAAGAACATCCAAATGTTATTAAGAAAGATTGTGTGGTTTTAGACTTTGGAACTAGTGTACTTACACACGGATCGTTAGATGAAGGTGTAAATCTTGAAGGAGCTGAAGCTCAAAGATCAGGAGAAGCTCCTGTTAAAATATGCCCTAGTTGTCAGTCAGAAGTGCCATTGTCATCTCGTGAGTGTGCGATATGTGGACATGAATTTGGAGCGGAAGGCAAAGAAGCATTAGAAGACTTTGTTATGACAGAAGTTGATCTTATGGATAGATCTCCTTTTCGTTGGATTGATCTCTTTAATAATGGTCGTTGCATGAGTGCTAGTGGCTTTAATGGGTTTGGTATGGTCGCACACTTAGATGACATATCTGTAGCTGTTGTAAAACGAACTGGAGGCAAGTTGAGGGTGGTTAGTGTTGGTACTAAAGAACAAGCCATTGCATCGGCTGATGACTTTCTAAGAGAGATTGAAGACAGTGATGCTGCTAAGAAGGGCAAGAGGTGGCTGAATGAAGCTGTAACCCCTAAACAATCACAAGCCTTAAATCGTTTTGGTGTTTCAGTTAAAGCTGTTGATTTCAGTTGGAATAAGTATAGAGCGGCTTGTTGGTTAAACTATGTATGGAACAAACAACAGATAGACGAAAAGATTATAACAATAGGAGAAAAGGATGAAGCGTAAACAAGCACTAAAAAAAGCCGAACAATTAATAACAGGAGACCGAGCTAAAGATTATGGAGACGCTTATCAAACTCATGAGAGCATAGCTAAAATGTGGTCTGTTTTGTTAAAGAAAGAAGTGTCTGTGCATGACGTTTATCGATGTATGATTGCTGTTAAATGCGTAAGATTAACACACACTCCAAAGCATGAAGACAGCATGATTGATATTATTGGATACTCTGCTTTAGCAATGGAGGCTATGGATGGCAAGCATCAGAGTTGATTATACAATCTTCTATGAAGAAGACTATAGAGAAAAAAAAGGTAAACTTTTTGTTCCTGTGGATATGGACTGCGATCAACAAGAACTAATAGATTGCGTCCACGATGCTATATTGGACACTTGTGAAGATGATGATGATGTTATTGGTGGATCAGCCGTAATTTATTATTTTGGAACTAAAATAGATGTGCAATTTCAAGTTGAGGAGAATGAAGAATGTCAGACAACCATCCACTAAAGGTTTTTGGTCGTATGTGCGAACAAATAGGCTGGGATAAAAAACTATCTGATTTGTCAGAAGACGAAGTTATTGGTATAGTATCTAACATACAGCTTTCAGCTAATGTAGACGATTTGTATGATGGAGAATATATTGCTCGTATCCACTTTCAATACTCAGATAAATCATGGAAAGGAGACGATATTGCTCCCTTCTAAAGACATAACAGAAAGTATTTCAGCATCTCTTGATGAAGCAATCTTAGCTGAAAATAGCAAACGTAAAAAAAGAACTTATCTTGGTGGATCGTCTCTTGGCGAATCATGTTCCAGAAAAATACAGTACAGGTACTTAGGAACTGAGTCTGATGAGGGTCGTGATTTTACTGCAAACACCTTGAGAATATTTCAGTTTGGACATGAAATTGAAGATTCAGTTGCACTCTGGTTAAAAAATGCTAACTTTGATTTGCGTACAGAAGACAAAAAAGGCGAACAATTTGGCTTTTCTATCGCAGACGGGGAGATTAAAGGTCATATAGATGGTGTGATATGCGGAGGTCCTGTTGACATGGGGTATCCGTGTTTATGGGAGAATAAGTCAGCCAATGATAAAAAGTTTAGAGAATTTATGATGAAGGGTGTAGCAAGAACTAATGCAGTTTATGCCGCTCAGATAGCTGTCTATCAAGCCTATATGAACTTAACAGAATACCCATGTTTGTTCACAGTATTAAATAAAAACACAAGCCAGATATACTACGAACTCGTGCCATTCAACAAAAACTTGGCACAAGAAATGAGTGATAAAGCAGTAAATATTTTAGAAGCCACAAAAGCAAAAGAAACTTTGCCAAGAGTAGCGTTTTCAAAAGATTTTTTTGATTGTAAGTGGTGTGAATTTCAAGATAGATGTTGGGGTTAAAATAGACGACATTATAATGTAGAGAAAACAATGTCGCCCATAACTTCAGCCAATGAAGGTAAGGATATAATAATGAGTATAGTAAGACTTGGCAATACAAATCGTGAGTTAAACTCACATCAATTGGTGGAACTAATAAGCGAGAAAGTGCCTCCAGAAGTACAAATAGATGAGTTGCGAAACACATACCCCAACGGGGTTATTCGTGGCGATCAGTTTTCCATCGGGTCTTTATCGGGAGAAGCTGGGCAATCGTTAAAGATAGATATTAATCCACGATCTCCGTATTTCATGAAGGGTCAGGATTTTAACGGAGCTTCAGGTATAGGTGGTATTGTAAAGATATTGATGGAGGGTCGTGGTATGAGACTTCCTGAAATAAAAGAATTGTTCGGTTCTTATCTGGATAATACGCCTGGATTTGTTCGAGATACAGAAGCTCCTGCTCCAGTTATAAATACATCTTTACGACAACAAATAAATATAAAAACTCCTTTTGATAGCGAACACTTGTATCTTAATTCAGATGGAGAAATCCTTTGTATGGTTAGACGATACAACATGCGTGATGGTGCAGGGAATCCTACAATGGACGATCACGGTAAGCCTAAGAAAGAGTTTCGTCAGTTTACGGGAAACAATCCATATCCTAAAATGCCTGATGTTAGACCTTTATATAATATACCGAACATTTCCGCTTCAGATAAGGTTATCTGGGTTGAGGGCGAGAAGTGTGCTGATGCTCTTAATGAAATGGGATTTACAGCCACATGCACTATGGGTGGTGCTGGAATGCTGTCTCGTAAATCATCTAGTCAGTTTGATTTCTCACCTTTGCATGGCAAAGAGTTAGTTATATGGCCAGATAATGATAACGCTGGTAAAAAGGTAGCCGAACTTGTGCAAGACTTAGCCATGAATGCAGGTGCTAGGTCAGTAACAATGTTAACTCCTCCAGCGGGTAAGCCTGAAAGATGGGATGCCGCAGATGCCATAGCAGAGAGCTTTGACATCGGTAACTTTCTTAACACAACAATAAAACAGACTAAGAGAAGCATAAATTTACTGGACGATAGTTTATTAATTAATCGTTTCGAGGGTCAAGCACCCGAACAAAAGTTCTTAATCGGAGATACCATTCCGTTAGGTGTGCCAATAATATTTTCAGCCGCAGGAGATGCGGGTAAAGGTATGATGACATTGGACTTGGCTATGAAAGTAGCCTCTGGAGAACCTATGTCTAGTGCTTTTGGTAGTGAGATTACTGAATTTGGAAATGCTATTATCTTTACAGCGGAGGATGATGAAGGCGAAATGCACAGAAGGATTGAACGATTAGATGAGGAAAACGCTCGTTTTAATTATGAGCATGAACTTCGTATTGTATCGTTACCTAATGTTGGTGGTGTATTCCCAATCCTACAAGAAACCCATGATGGTTATAAAACGAGTGTAGAATTTGAAAAGATATATGCACAAATTATACAGATGAATAATTTAAAGCTAATCGTGTTTGATCCGTTGGCATCATTTGTTCATGCTGATGTTAACTCTGATCCAGCAGCGGGAGCTGCCTTAACTGGATTGTTGGCTCAAGTGGCTACGGAAACTGGTGCTTCGGTGATGATGTGTCACCATATGACAAAGATAAAAGATGATGTTGCGGTTTCATCTCCAGAGCAAGCAAGGAATATGATTCGGGGAACTTCAGCATTAGTTGATGGTGTTCGTTGTGCTTTTGCTATCTGGCAAGTGGATGAAGCTACAGGTCGTAGACGTTGCCAAGATTTAGGTATTGAATATCAAAGAAATAGATGCTTTGATGGAGCAGTTGTTAAATCAAATGGACCTGCGAGGCGAGATATAAGACACTTTGTTCGTGATATGAACTCTGGATTACTGGATGATAGGTCAGATGATATAACAAGGTTACATTCGGGAAGTAATCGGGAGATTAAAAAGGATGCTTTATTTGTTTGGATTTCAACTTGTGAACGGGAAGGTAGAGCTTTGACACAACAATCAGGAGCTGATGCAATCTTACAACGTATGAGTGCAGATCCAGACGCTCCAAGAACTTTGGATAACTGTACGCAAAGAATGGTTGATGGAATTGTTCGGGAACTATTATCGGAAGGCAGGATCGGGAAGTATTCTTTCAGTAGATCGGGAGGTCGTAAGTGGCTGGGAACTACAGAAGGCGATATGAGTCGTGGAGAATATGAGGCAACAACAGCAACGGAGAACTTATAATGTTACTAGCGGATGGTTTTGAAGGTGCGTTTATCGGAGTGTCTACTAGGTGTGGACAGCCAACTTTAGCCGTTTATGATGCGAACAAATGTTTGCAAATATTAATTGATCGGGATGAAATGACGCATGACGAGGCTTTGGAATATTTTAATTTTAATGTTATCGGGGCTTGGGTCGGAGATGAAACGCCCTTGTTTCTTGAGTCTATGTCATTGATTGAGGCGTGTAACTTAGATGGGGGAGTAAACGATAATGAGTGAACAAAACAGAAGAAGAAGCTGGCAACCAGTAGCTGAAACAAATCCAAAAGCACACAATTGTTCGTGTTGTGGAGATAATTACGCATCTTATTCAATAAATGAAGGTTGGAACTGGTTTTGTTGGAAATGCGTACCAGAAAATAAAAAAAACAAAGGAGAAAATTATGCGTAGAGGTAGACCTAAAACAAGAGTGGGCAATAATCATTGTGCAGAGTGCAAAATAGAAATGAAAGAAGTTTTTTATGTTAGAACTATGCCTAAACTATGTAAAGACTGTAAGGGAGAAGCGTGGTCAGCTAATTCTGAAGTAAAACAATTGTATAAAGACGCAATTGCTAATCCTACAGAACCAGCCGAAGATGAAATGTTTTTTGAAGATGATCCCAGAGCAGAAACCGAACAATTATATGGTAGAGTATCAAAAACTCCTGGTCGATCAAGTTACGCTACTGAAAGCTGTTTGAATGAAGTTATAATGTAATGGCTAACTTAATTTGTAACTTACCAGCTAAACAAGTTTGGGTTCGTAAAGAGTATTTAAGAGACCACCAAGACGGGCATGGAGAATTTGTTAAGGGTGTATGGGTTACTGCAAAATCTATATCAGGGAGAGCGTTTTACTTTGAAACCTATTTGCCTGAATATGGTGCTTTGTTTGATAAACTACCTATATCCGCTTTTTTATCTGAACCTGAAACTCCTGAACTTGATTTAGATTTACCAAACTTACAATTTTGGAACTGCATGGATTATAATGTTGTTGCCATACATAAAGAGTTTATAGCAAGTATGGATTTTGAAGTCTTAACAAGAGATTTTGGAATTGTAAAAGGAACGTACATTTGTACGTTAGATAATTATCATAATAATCCTGATGTTGTTGATTATGGCACAAGCGAAAACCCTGAAGAACATAAATCTTTTAATTTATTAAAACTTGATAATAAACAATTTTGTTTATATCCAAATAATAGAATGAGAGTTTACGATAATAGCCTGACCCCTGAAAATCCCCTGAAACCAGATTTTAAAGTTAGCACAATAGAGTACCAAGTTGAGAACGGTAATAACACAAGATTAGGAGATTCTGACGAATACTTTTGGAAAACTAAAAAAGAAGAATAAGTTTTATTATTGACATGGTTAGTAATCATTGCTATAGATTATATATTAATTACTACAGAAAGAGAAAATAATGACAATATATATAGCGTATGGTGCAAACCTAAATAAACATAACATGGCAATAAGATGCCCTAATGCAATCTCAAAAGGTTCTTCTAAATTACAGGATTACAAACTTGTATTTAATAATGTAGCTACGATTGTTAAATCAAAAGGCAATAGTGTAGAGGTTGCTTTATGGGAAATAACAGACGACTGCGAGAAAGCATTAGATAAGTATGAAGGCTTTCCTAATCTTTATAGAAAAGAATATTTAGATCAAGGCATGGTTTATATAATGAACTATGGAGGTATGAATTTACCGAACAAAACATATTTTGATACTATTGAAGAAGGCTATGAGGATTTTGATTTAGACAGAACTTATTTAGTCAAAGCGGTGTTAGAAGCAAATGATTATCAATCAACGATAGGTAATATAATTCCCGTATCAAGAAAGAGAAGAGGTGGTAGGCAATGGAATTAAATATTTTTTTGTTGACATAGTCGTATTGGTTACATATATAGATTATAAAGGTCTATCGTAAGGAGTATAAAATGGTTACATTAAATAGATTAGTAGACATATATATCCGTTGGGGAAACAAGCAAAAGTTATCCCCATTGGGTTCTGCTACAGAAGAATTATTTAACAATAATCTTTCAACCGAACAATTTAATTGGTTAATGAAATTTGTGACGGTTTGGGATTATGCAGAAAACAAGGAGCATGACAAATGGAAAAGCCATTACTCGCAAGTGAATTAATATCCGCTCTTGGAGATGCTAAAAAGCATATACTTGGTTGGCAAGGTGGTAAATATGCAGAGGGCATGAGACGTAATGTGCAGACTGAAATTGTTACGTCTCAAAAATTTGTGTTAAGCAAAAGTCTTATTGAACATGCAGTACATGCAAGCATGGCAAAACCCGAAATACTTTTTAATATGTTGGAGCGAGGTATTCCCCCATTTAATTCTTTATGGATTGAGTGGGATGAAACCTACAGACAACAGTATTTAAAAAAAGTGCATAATTCTAATAACAAAGAATATGATTTAGATGAAAAAATTATGCCCGTTGGCTATCATATACATAAACATAATGATGATTTTATTTATTCTTTATACACAAAGTATGAAGCTGATAATAAGAAATATATGGTATCGCCCAATATAGGATTTACTATTGATAATGAAAAAGGGTTTGATCGATTTTCGGGTACTCAAGCCCATGAAGAACCTATGTCTGAAGATGATTGGTCAAAGGCATCATGGCAATCAACATCTGCTTATCTTGGCGGTTGGTACGTTCAAGATTATATGAATAATGGAACTAAAAAAGATAAATACTATTTAGACCTTATTCGACAACGAATTACGACAACTCAAACTGCATCAATGCATTGGACAATTTCACAAAATAAATTTGAGCATGGTTGGTCTCCAAATGATATGAGAAACTACATGGAAGTGTCTTATAATGTAATGACGGGAGATGCTAGGTTTCTTATCGCATTGCTTGGGTTGTTAAACTACGATTTAATCTCTACAGAGACGGTAATACCACCAAGAGAGATAGATCATATATCATTTGGTCGTAAGTCGCCTAAGAACGAATATAAGATCGTTACAATAAACCTGCCAAAGCCTAGAGGTAAGAAAGTTTATGCCCGTATGTTTACGGGTCAAGGATCGCCAAAGCGAGAGCATTGGAGACGAGGTCATTGGAGAGTGCTTAAAAATAAAGAAAATAAAATATTAAAAAGAGTTTGGATTGAGCAGATGAAATGCGGAAATGCAGAGCTGGGCAAGATTACACATGATTATGTATTAAATAAAAAAGATGCTTGACATGGTATTCAATACTAGTGTAACTATAGAGGACTATCTTAACTAGCAAGGAAGGAAAGTAAAATGACTAAAAAAACAGAATGGGAAATAGAGAGAGATAAAGCAGATGCTGTAAGAGCAAAAGCTATGATGTCTTTAACTGTGGATCAAGCAAAGGCAATTAAAGAAACTTATAAGGCATTAGAGGATGCTTTAGATATGCTTAGAGAGATGAATGATCTTTATCTTTCGGACATTAGAAAATTAGATAATGCTTTTTGGAAGATTAAAAACGAATTTAATTTGGGGGATAATTAAATGACATTAGACAGATACAATATAATTCATATGCAAGCGTTACAAACTGCATATCAAATAGCAATTGAAAAAGGTCTTGAAGGTAAAGAAAGAGAATCTTTCATAAAAAAGACTGCAAAAGAAATTTTAAACAATAAGTCTTATTAGGGGGATCAATATGACTGCAATTAAATTAACGGGTGTATTCAACGAAAACAAATCAATCGTTGATAAAATCAAAAAGCATATCGCTACTGAAATGCAAGAATATAAAGAGTATCTGAACTCTGATTATGAAGACAGTTTTCAAGATGCTTTGTATGAGGGCAGAAACGAATATGCTGAGTGTTTGCTAAAGCAAATAAATGAATGGGAGAATTCATAATGGGCGAATATGAATGTACAATATGTGCAGAAATGTTTCACTTAGACGAACCTTCTGAGGGTTTAGAAGAGTGTGATAAGTGTATCGAACAGTATAAAAAGGATCAAGCAAATGAATAGCCCAATAGACGTAAAGAGAAGAGGTTATTTAAACTTCTTCAAAGATGGTGTTTCTGATGCTCTTTTAAATGGTAATGTAGATGATGTTAAAAATTCATCTGCTTATTATAAAAAAGGTTATGAGTTTGGTTTAGTTTTATATGGAATATTAAAAGTAAGGGGGGTTACGGGAAATGAGTAGATTATCTGATAAGTTGCTTGAAGTGGAATTGTTCGTAGGCGAGCAGTTAGCTGACTACACAAATGAGCAAGTGCTAAAGAAAGTAAAAATCAAATTTGGTTTTGATATGTATGTCGATCATGCAACAGATTTGCTACATGAATTTCAACAAGAAGTGAATTTAGAAAGGGTGCAATCATGGTAAAAAGAATTGATATGGCATTGCACATACAAGAGTTGTGTGCAGTCGAAAAAATAACTGTAAGCTATCAATCGCTTGCAGAATCTATTCCTCGATATTCCGCTATTCCGTCTAGGCGACATATAACCATTAGACCGACTAAAAACACGGGCTATTATGTGTCTGCCCTGCATGAAATCGGTCATATACTTGGAGACAATCAATCTCGTAATAACACGACAAAGGAGAAAGAAATTGGAGCATGGATTTGGGCAATGTTATCTGCGATTGTGTGGACTGAAACTGCGGATCGTGTCATGGCTAAAGCCTTACGGTCTTATGGTGTTGAGCAAGCTGAAATCGAGGAAATCCAAGTCATGTGGAATCCATGTCATAGAGACGAGGAGAGAGACGTTGCTTAATAGTAAATATCTTGTCCTACATATAAATGGAGCTACCCCTAAGAGGGGTGGCTCTATTCGTAAAATTGTTCGATTTTTAAAGGAGTTAAAATGGTAGAGATGTTAGTTGCCATATGTATCGTATGGTCAGTAGGTAATAGGCATGATGGAGGCGAACAAAAGTGTATGTTTCATAAAAGCCAAGTCGAATACGTCAATATGCGTCAATGTAAAGACGACATTAAAAAAAGCGAACAATTAGTAATTGGAGCTATATTTGACTATTATGGTGACGAGCCAATAGATCACATGGTCAAAGCATCATGTTTTAATGGAGCTTAATATGAGAAAACTGCCAAAAGAAAAGTTTGTTATCCATTGTAAGGAAACAAAGTATTATGTGGTTGATATAGAAGCTGACAACTATGATGAAGCCGTTAAGAAGTGGCAAATCATAGCTAAAAGGCGGGATTATACCACCATACACAGCGAAATGGAAACCACTAGTGTGAGCCAAGAAGTATGATAGATATAAAAATAGGAGATTGTCGGGAAGTGTTAAAAACCTTGCCCGATAAGCATTTTCAAACGTGTATAACAAGCCCACCATATTACGGGTTGCGAGATTACGGAACGGCAAGCTGGGTAGGTGGATCGGAGAATTGTTCGCATGAAGGCGACTCGCTGGGAAACAATCGGAACTTTATAGATGAAGGTGGTAGAGGTAGCAATAAATCTATTTTATCCACAGGCGACTGTGTAAAATGTGGTGCAAAACGCATAGATTCACAGATCGGTCTGGAGAAAACACCCGAACAATTTGTCGAGTCGCTGGTCAATGTGTTCCGTGAAATCAAGCGAGTGCTTAAAGATGATGGAACTCTATGGTTGAATTTGGGAGATAGTTACTCAAGTGGAGGAAGAACAACAACAACAAATCAATCGGTTCGGGGCGACAAAGATTATGGAGTTACCAGACCACCACCTGTAGAAGGCATCAAACCTAAAGATTTGTTCGGTATTCCCTGGCGAGTGGCATTTGCCCTGCAAGCTGACGGGTGGTATTTGAGGCAAGATATAATCTGGCATAAACCTAATCCAATGCCCGAAAGCGTACAGGATAGATGCACAAAAGCCCATGAATATATATTTCTGCTTAGTAAAAGTCCGCATTATTATTTTGATAATGTCGCTATTAAAGAAGAAACAATTACATTCGATAATTCCAATCGGGATCGAGATACAACAAAGCTGAATAACACGCCTGGTCGTACAAAAATGGCTGGTTTAAAGACTAATCAATATGAAACTAGGAACAAACGTAGCGTCTGGACTGTTCCTACAAAGCCTTATAAAGAAGCTCATTTTGCCGTGTTTCCAACTGATTTAATCGAACCATGCGTTCTTGCTGGGTCAAGTGCGAAGATTTGTTCGGGTTGCGGAACTGCGTACAGGAGAGAAATGGTTACAACTGACGTTCCTGACAGAATTGTTCGGGAGCATATGGTCGGAGTTATTCCCAAAAGAGATAAGCCTTCTCGTATGAACAGCAAGGATATGCTGTCGCTAACGAAGGAAGATAACGGGTTTGTTAAGCAATGCGAGTGCGATACTGATAAAACCGAACAAGATCGGATTATAGATCCATTCGGGGGATCGGGAACAACTGCTCTTGTGGCTGACAGGCATAATAGAGATGCAACTGTTATCGAACTTAATGAAGAATACATTGGAATAGCAAAAAAGAGACTGGAAGGTGACGCACCATTGTTCGCAAAAGTGGAGGTAAGCTAATGGCTAAAAAGAAACAGGAGAATTGTTCGCTATGTAAAGATAAAATTGTCGCTGGTATGGAACTGCATATGAATAACCGAACAATTTGTCTGGGTTGTGCCGTTGAGAAAGGAATTGCACAACAACTGCATACACCAATTAATCATATGCTTGACTGCGAATATGATATAAGCTCCTGTGCCGAATGTTTCTTAAATCATAGAGATATGATGACCCATTTAGGCTATATATCTACGGAGTTAGGCACGTTCTATAAACGAACAAATGACCCCAAAATTGTGGTGCTTTATGAGTGATTTACTTACCAACTTACCAACATACACGGGAAGTAGATTTGTTCGGTAAGTGCTAAGTCATTGAAATTGTTCGGTTTTTGGAAGCAACTTACGGAGGTTACTTCTTACTACGGTAAGTTAATTTTAGGTTGTAAGTCATTGATTTTGCTCCTACTTTTTTACTTACCGAACTTCCCCCCTAAAGGGGGTATAAGAGGGTGGTAAGTAAACCACCCATCTTACCCCTAGTAAACTAGTAATGAAATGGAGATAAAACAAGATGCCAAAAGTAGCGGAGAACTTAACGAAGGAACAACGATTAGCTGGTTGGAAAAGACTGACTGATAAACAACAAGATTTTTTGAACAACTTTATGCACAAGGATATGACGCAGACCGCATCAGCGAGATCAGCGGGGTATTCTAATCCTGGCGTTGACGCAGTAAGGTTGTTGCGTAATCC